TGGTATGTTAAAGGGTGGTCTTTCCATCGTATCCGTCCTCGCAGGCATGTTCTTCGCGGCGATCTCCGGTTCCGGTGCCGCCACAACAGCCGCTGTCGGTGCAACACTGATCCCGGAGTTAAAGAAACGTGGATACCGTGAAGATTCCGCCGCTGCCCTGATCGCAGCTGCCGGAACCATCGGTGTCGTTATCCCGCCGTCCGTTCCGATGGTATTATACGCCGTTATCTCTGAGGACAGCGTAAACACTCTTTTCAAAAACGGATTTATCCCGGGAATTTTAATGGGCGTGATCCTCGTTGCGATCTCCCTCTATCAGGCACGCAAGTTCAACTACCCGAAGGGAAAAGCGTTCTCTGTAGGAAACGTGCTCCACACCTTCAAGGAAGCGATCTGGGGAATCTTAATGCCGCTGATCATCCTCGGCGGAATCTTCTCCGGTTACTTCACACCGTCTGAGGCGGCTGCCGTAGCGGTTATCTACGCGATCTTTGTTTCCTTCTTTATCTACCGCGACCTTGACTTCAAGGGTCTCATTGAGATCATGAAGGGAAGTGCAAAGACATCCGCTGTCATCATGATCATCATCGCATGCAGCGGTCCGTTTGGCTGGGTTCTCGCAAACTACAAGATCCCGGAGGCGATTGCAAGCGGAGTATTGGGAATCTCCACAAACAAGTATGTGATCATGTTCCTGATCTCCCTGATCATCCTGCTCGCAGGAGTCTTCATGGAAACCTCCTCCGCGATCATCATTCTTTCCCCGGTGTTCCTGCCGCTTGTCAAGACCTCTCAGAAGTTCCGTGATATCCTTATCAGCAAAGGGTTCAACGCCGCTGAGGTCAACGGAGAAAGCACAGACAGAGCGGAGATACTTGAAGCTTTCGACAAGGGCGAATACAATGTGCTGTGCAACTCAATGCTCCTCACAGAGGGCTGGGACTGTCCGTCAGTTGACTGCGTTATCGTGCTAAGACCAACAAAGGTGCGTGGGCTTTACTGTCAAATGGTAGGCAGAGGCACAAGACTTTGCGAGGGAAAGACAGAGCTTTTACTGCTTGATTTTCTATGGCACACAGAACGCCACGAGCTTTGCAGACCTGCACACCTTATCTGTCAGAATGAAGAGGTCGCTGAGAAAATGACCGAAAACCTTGCCAATGAGGCAGGCTGTGCAGTGGATATCGAAGAGGCAGAAAAACAGGCAAGCGAGGACGTTGTGGCACAGCGTGAAGAGTCTTTGGCAAAGCAGCTCAAAGAAATGAAAACACGCAAGCGAAAGCTCGTTGACCCTTTGCAGTATGAAATGTCAATACAGGCTGAGGACTTGTCCTCATATGTTCCTGCCTTTGGCTGGGAGTGTGCTCCTGCTACTGACAAGCAGAAGGCAAAGCTTGAAAAGCTGGGTATTTTCCCTGACGATATAGACAACGCAGGCAAGGCAAAGCTTATCCTTGACCGACTTGAAAAACGCCGCAATGCAGGACTTACCACACCAAAGCAGATAAGGCTGCTTGAAAGCAAGGGTTTTGAACACGTCGGCTCTTGGAGCTTTGACAGTGCAAGCAGGATGATAGCTCGTATCTCTGCCAATGGTTGGAGAGTGCCGAGAGATATCGACCCGAAAACATACACACCTGAGAACTAAGGAGAAGTGAATGGATAACACAAATTTGCTTAAAATGCTTGAATACATAGACCCTGCAAGCTGTGATTATCAGGAATGGGTCAATGTGGGAATGGCTCTCAAACACGAGGGCTATTCCGTGAACGATTGGGACAGTTGGTCGAGGTCAGACAGCCGTTATCACAGCGGAGAGTGCGAACACAAATGGCAAGGATTTAACGGCAATGCTCAGCCTGTGACCGCAGGAACTATCGTGCAAATGGCAAAGGAAAGAGGATACAGCCCCCATGAGTTTCAGGCATACGATTGGGACGGCGAGATAGTTGCAGAAGAAAGCAGTCCCCTTGTAAACGGCGGTGAGGGCATACCGATCACCGAGCCTGCCCAATGGGATCCTGTCAAGGAGATAGTCACATATCTTGAAACACTCTTCGAGGCAGGAGAGAACGTGGGCTATGTTACGCAAACGTGGGAAACAGAAAAGGACGGCAAGACCAAGTACCTGCCCACAAAGGGCTGCTGTGACAGGACGGCAGGGGAGCTTATCAAGAGGCTTGGCGAATGTAACGGCGACATTGGTGCGGTGTTTGGCGACTACAAGGAAGAAGCCGGAGCGTGGATCCGCTTCAATCCTCTTGACGGCAAGGGCGTAAAGAACGAGAATGTAACAGACTACCGCTATGCTCTTGTTGAAAGCGACAGTATGCCAATAGAACAGCAGAATGCTGTGATGAGAGAGCTTGAACTTCCTATCGCTGTGCTTGTATACAGCGGCGGCAAGAGCGTTCACGCTATCGTCAAGATAGACGCTCCCAACTATGATGAATACCGCAGGCGTGTTGATTTTCTTTACAAGGTCTGCAAGGAAAGCGGTCTTGACATAGATAAACAAAACCGCAATCCCTCACGTCTTAGCCGTATGCCTGGTGTGATGAGAAACGGCAAGAAACAGTTCATCATTGACAAGAACATAGGCAAAGAAAGCTTTTCAGAATGGAAAGATTACATAGAGAGTATCAATGATGATCTCCCCGACCCTGAGAGCCTGAGTGCTGAGTGGGATAACCTGCCTGAGCTTGCACCGCCACTTATTGACGGCGTTCTCAGACAGGGTCACAAAATGCTCATTGCAGGTCCGTCAAAGGCAGGCAAGTCTTATGCTCTTATCGAGATGTGCGTGGCGATAGCTGAGGGTGTCAAGTGGTTTGGCTGGCAATGCGCCAAAGGAAAGATACTATACGTCAACCTGGAGCTTGACAGAGCATCTTGTCTGCACCGTTTCAAGGACGTGTACACCGCAATGCACCTAGAGCCTGATAACCTCAACAGCATAGACATATGGAACTTGCGAGGTCACAGCGTGCCAATGGACAAGCTTGCGCCAAAGCTTATACGCCGAGCAAGCAAGAAAAATTACATTGCCGTGATAATAGACCCTATCTACAAGGTCATAACAGGCGACGAGAACTCAGCAGACCAAATGGCTCACTTCTGCAACCAGTTCGACAAGGTATGCACAGAGCTTGGCTGTGCGGTCATATACTGCCACCACCACTCAAAGGGAGCACAGGGCGGCAAGCGTTCAATGGACAGAGCCAGCGGTTCAGGAGTATTCGCTCGTGACCCTGACGCACTTCTTGACCTTTCAGAGCTTGACATTTCAGACAGCCTTTACAAGCAGCAGGAGGACGAAACTGTTTGCCGTATCTGTGAGGACTGGATGAGGAGATTTTACAGAAATACTGATGACCTTTGTTCACAGGACGATCTTGTTACGCCGTCAAAAATGCTTGAGATAACACACAAGCACCTGCACCCGAACTCGTACAAGCTTATGATGGCCGACATAGACAAGGCTAAGCTTGCAGTAAGAAACCGTACGGCATGGCGTATAGAGGGTACTCTGAGAGAGTTCCCGAAGTTTGCTCCCCTCGATATGTGGTTTGATTATCCTGTTCACAGAGAGGATACTGTGGGCGTGCTTAAAGACTGCGAGGTAGAGGACATCACACCGAATTGGAAGAAGAATTTCAGCAAGAAGAAAACCAATGAAGACCGCAGCAAGGAGCGCAAGGAGAGCATTGAAACAGCTTTCAGCGGTGTGCAGGAGAACGGTAAGTGCCGCATTTCTGAGCTGGCGGAGTATCTTGCAGTTACCGAAAAGACAGTGCGTTCAAGGTTAAAAGAGCATGGTGGTTTTTGGATAGATGGCGGAGAATGCGGCTTAAAAAAATGAGTGAAAGAAAGGAAAAAGTCGAGAAAATTTACTTTGAAACGGAAAGGAAAAAATCGAGTAAGTGTAAGGAAAATATCGGTGTTTTCCCTTGGGAAGAAAATGTTGGCAAAATACCGACTTTTTCCCGAGGGAAGAAAAAGTATATTATTACATAATATATATTTTCGGGCATAAGCCGCCCGAAAATCTATTCTGAAATAATAAGGCGGCTAGCACACCGACCGCACGAGAGGGGCAGATAACAATGACTGAATTTTTTATGGCGATGATACCGCCGACGGCTACGGCGCAGGAGCACAAGGTGGCAGTGAGAAACGGCAAGCCGATA